TTAGCGTACGATTTTGGACTGCTCTTGTTCCGACCCCTTATAAGCAATCGTGACTTGCGGGAGTGGCTTCCAGTCGAAGTCTTCGGAGAAGCGAACCCAAGGCATTAACCTGCGGCGGCCTCAAGAGCTGCGATGCGAGTCGCAAGTGCCTGTAGTGTAACCTGCAGATTACCAGCGGCGAGACCACCAGTTCCGGCAACAACCTGAAGCGCAGTAGCTGCAGGAAGAGCATGCACATGATCTGCACGAGCAGCGGTAGTGCCAGTGCCGACAGCAGCAGCGGCAGCCAAAGCGGCAGGAGCGGTGGTGGCTACAGCCAAACTCGACGTTCCTGCTCCAATTGCAGTTCGCGCAGCGGCTTGATCCGCACCGGCAGCAATAACGGCAGGCTTGTCCGTAATGTCGGCCCAGGCAGTAGCACCGCCGCCACCTTCAAGGCCTTCAACCGTTGCACCGGCTTCAACCTTCAGTGTGCCGCCGATGACGAGCGTATCACCGCCGTCGGTTTTGTAATTCTTTGGTTGCATTCATTAATCCACTTCAGGAATAGAACGCCAAACACGCCACGGAGCCAATAGAGCACGAACGTGTCGAGGTAAAACCACCTCGCCCTGTACGCTCATGTCAGGCTCTCTGTTTTCGTACAGATCAGCTGTAACCAACAAAATTGCCGCAACAATAGCGGGACCAACAGCAATGCCGTCAGGCATCGTTGGAGTTTCGCCGGTCGCGACAACTTCTCGGTCGAGATATTCCGTAACGATAGATTCCGCAGCAGCCGTATAGATTTCTATTTGGCTGCCTTCATCATCATGAAAGACGCGTAGGTGGCGTTTGACAGTATCAAGTTCTAATAGCGCCATATGACCCTCCCAAAAGGGAGGGAGGCCGGAGCCTCCCAGCCGCTATTATTCCTCGACGTCGCCGGTAACGAATGCTTCAGGACGATATACGGCCAGTGCAAGACGCTCTTCCACGCGGATCGTCAGCATGTTCTTGACGAAGTCGTCTTCGTTCTCGCTCGAGAGCAGAACTTCAACATCCTGACGGTCAAAGATCTGAGCGGCAAGATTGAACGCACCGGTCAGGAACTCATTGACGGCCATGGCCTGCGTCTGAACCACTGGAAGGTTCCAGAGGGTCGGAGCGGTAGCACCCTGAGCGTTACCGATGATGTACCGACCTTCGCCGTCCTTCGTCAGTTCCAGCTTGGCCCAATCAGTTGGATTGAGGACGAAGCCAGTTGCTGGGTATTCAGCAAGAATGACCTGCAGCACTGCGAGGCGCAGACGATCGATGCCGTTTGCGGATGCCGGCGTAAACGCTGGAGCAAAGGCAGTAGCCTGCGGCAGAAGGCCGTTCAGGTTCTGGCCGGTGCCATCACCGTTGAGGAGCTGATTTTCTTCAACGAACTTCAGTCCGTACGTGCCGCGCGCATTGATGTACGAAGCAAGTGCTGGCGCGTCGTCCATGATCTGGCGAGAAGCCTTGAAGATATGTGCGATCGTGCGAACCGGCGTCGTTTCAAGGTCGAAAGTGATATCCGACTTCGGCTTCGGCGTGGTCGGCGCTTCGGCAACCGGAGCGGCGTTGTTGGTAAAGCCCGTTTCCTTTACGTACTCGATGCTGTTGCTCGAGGTTTCACCCTGTGCAAGCAGATCACGGATCGTGAAGGTGCGGTTAGGCGGAGCAATAATGCCTGGCACGCGATGACCCGACACAAGCGACGTTGTATCCGAGCGACCGGCACCGACAGTTGTGTTGGCAGAAGTAATATCTGCGCGCTCGGCCTTTACGCGAACGGAGCCGCGACCGCCCTTGTCCATGGCAAGGAACTTTTCAGATTCGACGAGATAGTCACCGAGGCCCTTAAAGCCAGCAGTTTGGACTTCTTTTTCGCGAGCCGCGCGCTTTTCAAGCTCACTGATACGAGTGGTAGCTTCACCAAGCTGCGACAGAGCCTTGTCGGTCTTGTCCTTCAGCTCAGTAGATACAGTGCCCGCCTGTTCAAGCTTTGCAGTGTATTCAGCACCCAGATTGCCGACGTGTTCTTTGATGGCAGCAATCGACTGGCCAAGCTCGCCGATCTTATCGGCTAGATTAATATCGGACATAAGTCCTCCTGATGTTAAATTTTGAACGATTTTGTTTCAGCGATGAGCTGATCTAGCGCCGCCGAAACAGCAGCATCCGCATCGACATCAGGTTCCCCCTGATCAGACTTGAGGTAGAGCCGAGCGGCCCGCTCTGCCTCTGAATTCGAACAGCCCACAAGACCCTTGAGGCCGTTCTCGAATTCACGTTTTGAAACTTCATCACCAGCACGGATCTTCGCGATCAGCGTGTCGGCATCCTGCGCGCGCGCCGTGTTTGCGGCTTTGATGCGCCTAATTGGCTGAGGTGTGCTGTCGGAGCCATATCGAGCCAATGTCTCGTCTAGCGTGGCGATCCGGTCGGCCATTCCACGATCGAGAAGTTCTTGTGCGAAAAACACGCGACCCTGACCGAATCCGTCCTCTACTTTGGACTTCGTGACGCCGCGGCCTTCCGCCACTGCCTCAACAAAACGGCGATAAGAATAATCAACGCGATCCTGAATAAACTGGCGAGCATCTTCACCCAAAGGCTCAACTTCGTTGCCTTCGACCTTGTATTTGCCCGCTGAAATATACGTGCGCTTAACGCCATTCTTTTCGAGATACGCAGACACGTCATCGTGCGATGTGTAAACTCCAATAGAGCCCGCACGGCCAGATGGGGTGACAACAATCTCGTCGGCAGCAGATGCTATCCAATAGGCTGCGCTAGCGGCCAAACTGTTGACCTGTGCAATAATTGGCTTGTCACCGCCACGAAGGGCGCGGATTTCAGAAGCAAGCTCATCAGTGCCCGGAACAGCCCCACCCGGACTATCAATGTCCAGAACAACAGCCTTCACGTCATCATTGGCTAGCGCCTCGTGGATGCTTCGCTTCAGAGACTGGTATGAAACACCACCGCTGATCTCAGACATGAGGTCCATGCGCTGCGCAAGTACGCCATAAACAGGGATGACAGCGGTTGCGCCTTCCGTCTTTGCGAGTTCATTAGCTCGCTTGTTGCTGATACGGGCGGCGACCTCATCAGGCGAAAAGCTGCCGCCTTCTGCCTTAAACAGCAGGAAGGCGGTCATAGCTTCGAGTTTTTCAGGCGCAATTGCCCAAGGCTCGGCAGCGAATGCCGAGAGGATATTCTGATACTTCATTGAAATCCCTTAAGCAGCGCGCGTGTCGGGCGCGCCATCAAGCGATGGTCCGCCGTTGTGGCCGATGCCGTGCAAAGGTTGCATTGTTCCGTTGACGATGAGCTCGTCACCGCCCGGCTTCGACGCTTTGTTTTCGTAACTTCTGGCCTCATTCGGCGTATAAATGCCGTTCTGAACCATCCGTTGAAGGAATTCGGCGCGAGCTTGGCTATCGCCTCTCAGCAAGCCTTCCATATTGAACTTCACGACAGTCGTTTTGCGCGTCTTTGCATCAAGCAAATCGCGATAGACTGCCGATTCAATGCTTCGCAGCAACGGAGTGAGGCAGGTCTTGGTAAACTGCAGGATTAACTGCTCGATCCCACTGCCCCACGTTGTCGTGCCATTCGAGGCATGGCCAATCATGACAGGCGGAACACCGAAGATGCGGCAGATCTGCTCAACGCTGAACTGACGCGTTTCGAGCATCTGTGCGTCTTGTGGATTGATTGTTAGCTGCTTGTATTGAAGTCCAGCTTCAAGAACAGCAATTTTACCGGCCTTATCAGACCCGGCAAACTGGCCAAGCACCTCGCCGAGCTGTTTGCGCTGCTCTGATTTTAGGATCTGGTCCGATGAAAGAACGCCTGCAACCTGCATGCCGTTGGCAAACATTTTGCCAGCCGTCTTTTCACCCGCAAGCGCGTTACCGACAGTGTTTCTGACCACACCAATTGGCGAAAGACCACGATCACAGCCGGGAATAACCATCCCGCGAACGTGAAACATCTTGTCTTCGCTGATACGTCGGGTCGTGCCTGACTTTCCCTTGGCGGTTTCAGTCACTTCGTAATAGCGATTGTTTCGATCGTCTCGGCAGACCTTAACAGCAAGAGGATGAAACGGATTCAAAGCCGTAAGCCGACCGCCGTTCATCTTCTTTTCAGCAAAGAAGTTGCCATCCAGACAAAGGCACATCGCAACCATGGCCCAAAAATCAGACGCTGTGTCGTCAAGATTGGGCATATCGTGAAGCAGCTCATAAAGAACGTTTTCACGATCGATTGTAACGCCGTCGTCTTTGAACACGTTGCATGGCAGCGTTTTCACAGAGTTAGCTACGAGATTTACGCAGGCCCAAACAGCATCAAGCTCAAGAGCCTTTTCGTAAGTGACTGTTTCACCCGACGTTGTTCCAAGGCCGAAGAAACCTCGCCAGAACTCGCCGTCGGTGAGCTTGATGGGTTTTCCGACCCATCGATCAATGAAGCCCATATTCGCTCCGTCGTGAGTTAGGCGATGACGACCATGTTATTGATGAAGTCATCTAGGTTTTCTGGCTCTTCGGGTGTAACTTCGCGAGCCTTTAGGCCGATTGCCATCGCTGATGCGACGGCGCCGTCGATACGAAATCTAGTTTTGCTCTTATCGAGTTTGCGATTACCGGATGCGTCAGTTGCCACGATCGCGTTCGCAAAGCAGAAAGTCAGCACCGGATTGCCGTCGTGCTTTAATCGGCGATGAATGACCGAAGCTTCCAGCGCTTCAACTGCTGGCGACATATCGCGATATCCTTGCCCCCACGGAACAAGGCGCAACGCGCCATCATATGGCTTGTCCTTGCCGTCGATAAAGACATCGACACCAATGCGCTGAAATTCGACGAGTAGTTGTTCAATGCGCCAGCGATCATAAGCCAGCCCGACGACATCATATTCTTCACGAATTTCAGCTATTCGCTGAGCAACATACGCATAATCGATAGCGCGACCGGGAGGAGTATCTAACCAGCCCTCGGCGGCCCAAACGTCATATGGAGCGCGATCTCGCTTTGTGTGGTCAAGCAAGAACTCCTGCGGCTTCCAGTTCCATGCCTTTAATCTATCTTCACTTGCATCGGCGCTCACACCAACAAGTGACGTAAGATCATGTACGCCCGAAAGATCGAGCGCAAAAAAGGCTCGCTCTCCCGCAGTAAGTGTTCCGCCTGTCTGGCACGCCTTCCATTCGGAACGAGGAATGAGCGGGGATGTCTGATCTACACGCTGGTTGAGATATAGGTTCCGAAAACTCGATTCCATTGTCTTCATGCGGGACGCCTGCACAGCAAGCGCCTTGAGATCTTCAATAGATCTAAAGTCTCCTAAGGCTGGATTTGCCGCGTTCCACGCATCTACATCCATGATATCGGCTTCATCATCTGCGCAATACAGGTGAACTAGAACGGTTTGATCATCAGCTACTAGGCCATCATCGATCAACTTTGAAAGCGGGTGCTCAGGATCTGGCGACTGTGTAGAAATGACGATCCCCAGCGGCTCTTGCCGAGCGCCCTGAGAGGTGTTCATTACCTCATAGAGTTCTTGGTTTTTAGACTGAGCCAGCTCGTCGTAGATCCAAACTGACGGGTTCAAGCCATGCTTTGTGCCCGCTTCGGCGCTCAGTGCCCTGTAAAAGGAACCGTTGCTCTTACACACAACCGTTTTGGTCGACGGTACGACGTCAAGCGCCTGGCTTAACTCTTCGTCAGCATCCACCAACTGGCGAATGAATTTGAAAACCTGTGCCGCCTGCTCTCGATCATTAGCAGCTGAATAGATTTCGCCGTTCTGTATAGCCTCGGGGCCGATAAGATGAGCCAGTGCAATGGCAGCGATAATCGCCGTCTTGCCGTTTTTACGCGCAACTGACAGCAAAGCCCGCCTCACTCTTCGAAGGCCTTTCGCATCATGCGGCGCATACAAGTCGGATATGAACTGCTTTTGCCAAGGTCTAAGCAGTAGTTGACCGCCTTGCCCTTCACCGCTCGGTACGCGCAACAGCTCAATGAACTGGATTACACGTTCTGCACGGTCCAGCCCCTGTTGGGTTACGCCTTCACCGCGCTTTGCCCAATCAGGCCTGCGAACTTCGATTTTGGCTTCTCCTCTGGCGCAACAAGACCAGCGCGCGATTTTGGGTCCAACCCTAAGCGGTCGCCCATTGCCATCATAATGCGTGCGGCTTCATTCTTGATCTTGAACCATGGGTTTACTGACAGATTCCCGGTCGACCCCGGCACCAATGCCGGTAATGTCTTTAATGCTTCTGTCGCGCGTTTGTGGTCAGCCCATGCGGCTGCGTAAACGGCAATACCGCCCGCGTCTGTCGCCGAGTAAGTGCTTGGCGGCATAGCCGAGACGATCATCTCGAAGCACTCGCGGGCATCGTCATCTAAATAGTTTGGAATATAAACATCGCCGTTCGGGCGTATCGACGGCGCACGCTTCTTTCGCTTGCCCGGATTACCCTTTAGCGCCTGAATTTCAGGCGTTTCAGGCCTTGGCCCTCTTGCGCCCATTATTCACCTGTAAAAAAAACTTTGAAAACTTGCGGGATCGCGTTCGACAGTCCCTCGCCGTTCCGTTGGAATCGAAAGCGTTGGACTTTTTGTTATGCCCGGGGGTTAAACCGGCCACCCATCGGCCCCGAAAGTCACGATGGTTTGCCCGAGGTCTTCACGTTGACCGCGTGAGGCGTGGCATGACTTGCATGTGGATATGAACGGCCCAGACCAGAATTTATCCAAGTCGCCTCGATGCGGCCCGTGGTGGTGGACCTCAGTTGCAGGTTCAATGATTTCCATTTGCAGGCACCACTCACAAAGCGGTTGCTGTGCGAGTTGATGTTGCCTTAGACGCTGCCAACGCGCTGTACGATAAAGCTTGTGATACTGACGAGCCTCAACGCTTCGTTGGCCTATGCCGCCCATCTCTGCCCTGTCTTGATCCTCCAAGCATGCTGCTTGGATATACCGAACCTATCAGCCATCGTTGACAGAGGTGAGTTATCATTAGCCACCATGGCGTGAAGGATGCCAACATCCATGCCTGACATCTTATTGTCGACTGCGTTTCTCGCCTGCGTTGCAGGTGTAGCCCAACGGCAATTACCGGGCTCATAGTTACCGTTGGTGTCAATGCGGTCTATTGAATGCCCGTCAGGTCGCTCGCCCATATCTTCTAGGAAGCACTCGTAGCCGGAAAGCAAACCTTCACCCACAAGCCAGCGATCACAAATCTTAATACCTCGTCCGCCATACCTAGCGTATGCGTGATGCGTTTTACTCAGCACCCTTTCACGCATTGCGCTCCACGATGAGTAAGTCGCTGTCAGCTTGCCGCCCTTCGTGGCACCATGGATGATTTGATCGCGGCCCATTTTTCCAACCATTTCTCGATGGAAACAGCCACAACTCGTGGTTCCGCCCGTTGTAAGGTAGTATGACGCAGTACTTCCTGCGTTCCCGCATTCACACAAATAATTCCACATTGTACGCCCACCCTTATTGGGTGCTCGATCAATTACGGTCAGTCGACCAAATATCTGGCCTGATAAATCCCTGAAAGAACCCATGGCTTGACTCCATTGGCTGATAATGACCTCTATCAAGAACAGCGGGGAGCTTTCGCTCACCCGCTGATAAGCATCTGCAAGAGGTCAAGAATTACAGATGCCATTGGTCTTGTTTGGTTGCGGTAGGTCGGATTCGAACCGACGGTCTTCTGGGTATGAACCAGACGAGATGACCACTTCTCCACTCCGCATTGAATTGGTGCCCTCGCGAGGAATAGAACCCCGGACCATCTGCTTACAAGGCAGCCGCTCTCCCAACTGAGCTACAAGGGCGAATTGTTTGGCGGGGAGGCACTGGCTTTATCGTTGCCAACCTCAACCCGCCGTATCCCGTCTGCCGGAGGAGAAACGGCGCCGGGGATTTGAATAGAGTGGCAAGCGCAATGCAGGCGTGCACTGCCTATGTCTGCGAGCCAATGACTGCAGGGGATTGCGCTTGCTTTTCCGATTGACGACTGAATACCGTCGTCGGGTAGTTACCCCACACTCAGAGGCTGCACTTGATGCAGCATAGCGCAGGGTCCGTGGTCGGAACTGTTAGAGGTCGTAATGTCTCCATCTCGACCCCTTCACATCTAAGAACCATAACTATGCGAAATATGGACCTAGGCAGAAAATCTTTTTATGTTTTCTTGAAGATTATCATTGGCCGCCGTTAAGGCCTTCCGTCCGCCCTTGCGTCTCGAATATTCTGTCTTGAAGCCCAAAGATATCCCTAACCCTTCGTAGTTCCTCACCTTCCCATGTGCCGCCGTATCCATTGCCGTTCTATCCCTCTCCGATAGCGCCTCAATGGCTTGGGCCCATATCTCGCGATCTACCAGGGCACTAGAAACGTCTTGCCACCCCATTGATCCCGATTCACCAGTTGTCGTTTTCTTCATCCCAAGAAAGCTGTCTCCAATGCGGTTGCCTGCATTGGGTAGGCCAGGCCGGCATCTTGTTACTGGCGGCAGCGCTGGCGTGTTTGCGTATGCTTTTGCGAGGTCTTCTTTCGCTTGGTCATGCGTTTGATAAGTTCGTTTTGTCTTTTTCCCTGATGGAATACGCTCTCGGCGCTTCAATTCGAACGCAGCTAGAAAGTAGTTATTACTTGCTGCAACTTCGGATGGATTTTCATCTCCTCCTAGCGCTCTGCTTTCCTGTTCACGGCATCCAAGCATTGCACCCGCTGGCATTCGGTGTTTGGTGGCGATTACCTCGCCACCGGGTCCATATTTATTTCCTGCCTCAACTTGCGTGCCATCGCTGAATTTGAGGCGACCTATACGAACTATCTGGCCTAGATCATTGCGCTCGATGTCCTCACTGCCGACATTCCGCATGATTTCCTCAACGGTCGGAAGTATCTGAATGCGCCGCTCAGTATGCATCTGCGATATCACTTCAGGTTCGTTGCTATTCTCAGGCACCACATTCCAGTTTGTTGAAACGGGTATGATTTCGCTTTCAGGCCGATTTTTGTAAGCCATCAAAGCAGTCATGGCTCCGGCAAGGGACTTGTGCCTGCTCATGCTGCCTTCCTGACTGCTGCTGCCGAATTGTCATTGGCTGCGGAAGGATAAAGGCGCTCTTGTTCATGCCACCACGACAAGCCCTGCCCCGCCCTCCACGAGAAATATTCTTTCAGTTTGCCAGACCACAATGCAGAACCGTAACGGGAAGCGTCTTCTGATGTCAGCTTTTTGGCTTCATTCGCGTCGTTCTCGACAGACGATATTTCTGCAAGCGCCCGCCTCAACAAAGAACTTGGGGCCATGGTGTGCCGTTCTACAGATACAGGTGATCCTAGCTGTCTCTTTCTTAAAGCCATTCCGCACAACTTCGACCAATAGAAGCCTTCAGGGATGATTTTGTTTGTTACTGCTTTGCTCATAAAATTCTCCTCGTGTTTGGTTCATCACTTACGCGGCTTGGTTTGTCGCGCTTTCACTCAGCCAGCCTTTAACCAGCCTTACCGCCTGTTCCGCTGCATCATCCTCGGTAACTGCCCTGACGACCACGACGGGAAAGCCAAGAGCATCAAGCAGCTGGTGACGGGTTATCTGGCTTGGTTCGAGCTTCGCCTTGCCGACCTTGTTTTCAATCTGCCGCAGCACGCCACCGTAGAGATATATCCGGACGTCTGCTTCTCCCGGCGTCAGTCCTGCCGCTAACGCTTCCGCTCTCGCCTTGGGGCCACGCTTGGCTGCGTTCTGATCTCCAGCCAGTGTGAATGTTCCCAGCTGCACGTCTCGCGCTGTGTGCACGTATTCTGGCAGTTTACGCAGGCTGCGAACTTGTGCTGCTTGCAGTTCCCATTCCAGAGGCAGGGCTGCTTTTGTTGTCACCTTGCCGTCGCGTGTCGTAATGATTGTTCTGATGCCATTAATGCGGACAGTCTGGGTTGACACCGAAGTGCCAACCTTTGGTTTGCGGGCCTTCATGATGATGCCCTGTTCGAATTAGCCCAGTCTGCAATCTCGTCGAAATGGACTGGCGAATAATTCACGCTTTCCGCAGATACATCGAAATGAAAGTTTTCCAACCCACTGGTATTGCCGTGTACGTGGCCATGGACGTTCATACTGCCGTGGCGGATTTGTTCTCGCCTCATTGGTAAGTGCGATGCAGTTACTCCGATTTCGGAAAACTGACGCCACATCTGAATTCTTTGGAATAGTCCAGCAGATGCCAGCGCAGGAATGTCATCATGATTGCCAACAATCAGGCGAATGGAGCCATTGAGTTTAGGTCTGACGCGCTTTGCGTCTTTTGCCGACCATGCAAAATCTCCGAGATGATAAACCAGGTCTTGCTTACTCACCTTTTCATTCCAGCGCTCGATGATGGCGCTTTCCATCTCATCAACGCTATCGAACTGCGTTCGGCTGTATTTGATGATGTTCGCGTGCCCAAAATGGGTATCGCTCATAAACCAGATGTTTCGCATCCGTGTCTCTCCTCGTTTTCATGGTGCGTCAGCTTGGTGGGCTTCCGTTGCGGTTGTCCCGTTGGTAGCGGAACAATTCACATCATGGCGGGAGTGACAGGTCGGTCAAGCGTCAACCGGCATAATTTCAACCAACCTCAAATCAGGTTGTATTTTTCAATCAGGAAATTTTCTAAAAAGTGCGTAGTTCTCAAACGCATAGAACTACGCGCTGCGCGCTTTGTGCGTAAGTTTCTATATAAGAACTCTTACGCACTAAAAGCAGCGTGCTTTTGCGCAAGTCTTTTTAGGTTTTTTGAGACTTACGCAACAAGACTTACGCGTTACCTATGGTTGTATTTTGATTGTGACAGCGGGTTGTACCCAGCCACTTAAACAGTATTATTTGCACGGAAAGCTCTCTTGAAGAGCCGTATACATGAGGTGGCCTATCTCCATTTTATCTGCCTCCATTTCTGGATGCCTTTTAACAAATCCGTCAAGCACTGCCACGTATTGATCCCCATTCAACCCGATGTGTTGCGGTGGGCAGTATATCTTATCGTAATTGTTTTTAACTGCTGCACTGGACCACATGAACCCTTCGCCCATCCCAGTGATGTATAGCATCCTCATTTTATCCGGCAGTTTGTTCAAAGTCTCATAAACAGCAGCGTTTACTCCAGAGATCAAAGTGCAAGAAATCAAGAAGAACAGAAAAAACCTAGTCATTTTACCCCGCCTGTTATCCCCTTCTTTCAATAGATCTTTGTTTTCGACCGATCAACCAGATTAGTGGGAGCAAGCAAGCCATTTCAGAATACTTTTGGATAAACCGTGCGTCGATCTAACAAAAAAAGCGCCCCGTAGGGCGCTCTTTTCACATCGCTCGAACAAACGTCGTGGCCCTGCGTTGAACAGGGTCCCGGTCTTCCACCTTCATTAGGAAGCCCTCTGCAAACAGCGCTTTGGTGATCATGCCCACCCGCTTCTTTTCCGTCTCTTCGTCGACGTCCAGCTGCAGTGCATACGCAACGGCGCGCCCTACCCAATCCTTGGCCTGCGGTGCCGGCTTATACATGCCGCCGTTCACAACACCCCGGATTGCGTCGCGTTCGTCCTCGGTCAATGTCTCAGCAACTTCCTCACTTGTCGGCCATGCCCATGACGTCACGACCGGCGCATGGTCTTGAGGCTTGGTCAGGCCCTGCCCGTTCCCCAGCGCGACACTTTCCAGCTTGCGCCAGTCAGCCTTGTGCGACAGTGCTGACAAGTTCGACTTGCCATAGACCACGCTGAAATATGAAAACCGCGCTTCATGTGTAAGGCCAGCTTCACTGGCTTGCGCTTCCGACATACGGTTAAGCACGCGCACCGAACGTGCCGCACCGATCAGCGAAACCGCACCGCGAGCGTCTTCAACAGTTGCTTCACGATCGCTCACCTTTCGCAGATGATGCACGATATCGATTGAGCAGTTTGTTCGATCCGCTACCTGCGCCCAAAGCTTGGCCACCTTGTCGATTGCGCCGTTGTCGTTTTCATTGACTTGGTGCGTCGACACGAACGGGTCAACAATCATCACGTCAATGCCAAGCTCCGAGATCGTTTCAACAACAGCTTCAACGACGGGTTCCTGAATCCGCACGCCTTTCTTGTCATCGATCGCAATGACCAATTCCTGCTCGCGGCCTGTGTCTAGAAACAGATGCCCGTCGATATCTGCTGGCTTCAGATTGAAATGAATACAAGCGGCCATAATGCGGCGCTCAAGCTCGTCGCGCGGATCTTCGGCATTGAACAACCAGACCTTAAGACGCTTCGGCGGCTTCGTGCCATTGAGCGCTTTACCCGACGCCATGGCCAATGCTTCGACGATGCTGTTCGCAGTTTTGCCGAGACCGCCCGGCGCGACCGTCACCGACACATACTTGCGAATGAAGTGCTTACCGAATGCAAACTCGCGCCGTGGAAGCGTCGCCGGGTCTTTCCATACGAATGGCGTAGCAATGATTGCGCGTTTATTTTCAGTAGTTTGTTCCTGTTGGTTTATAGATGAATCGAAATCCGAAACTGGCTCTGCGACCACGTCGGTGCGCGCCTCCGCTTTCGCCAGTCCATTGGCAATCATACGGCTGATATCGACCAGACGCGTGTTATCGTTGTCGTTCTGTGGCACACTACGCGGGCTGCGGGCACCGGCAGCAAGTCCGTTGTCGATCGTCTTTACACAGCGCGGCCAGTCCCGGCCCCAACCTCGTGCCACGTCTTGTAGCAGAGCGCGTGCTTCGGATTCAGCCAGAGCTCCGGCTCCAACGAACGTGCCCAAACGAAACGCGGCGTCGTTCAGCCGGTTGTTGCGATTACCCATCGGTTCAAGCGCAAGATCGTCCAGCTCAGATTGAACTGCACGCTCGACATAGCGGTCATTGATCTTGCCGCTAACAGACGGTGCTGCGGTGTATGTGCTCTCATATGAGCGCGGCAGCACCAGTTCCAGCAACCAGTCTGGCGCGTCGATCGGCTCTTGCTCAGATATCCAACGGTAAGGCAGGCCAACCTCGGGCACGCTGCCGGCCGCAATGACATAACCACCGTCACCGCGCACGTCGACGCCGGAGCCAAGCGCGCCACGGTTGCGAACGCCCTGCCGATGACGAAAGAAATAGTGCCGTCCGCCGCTCGTGGTTTCTGCGGTTAGCGTAGCAGGTAGCGCGCCGTGTGCGGCCTCAAGCGCGGCAAGCGTTTCGTCGCCGCCGTGTTTCGGGTCGATATCTAGAACCCATGCACCTATAGGCGCACCTGTTGGCACGCCAATCATTGCGTAAGGGTTGCGGCGCCAGTATTCACGGACGATGCGCTCATTCAGCGTCGCGCCACGGAACCCGTTGCTGGTCAGCGGGGTCTTGGTGGCAAGGATTTCAATTTCGCCGGTTTGCGGGTCGATAATCTCCTCGTCGCGGTGGCGGCATGGGAAAACGGGCCAGTTTTGTGCCTGATACGACAACGCAACATCGAGCATTGGGTCTTCTTCGACAACGGACGTGATGTTAGTATGCATGTTTGTTTCCTTGGAGAAAACGAATGAACGAAGCCAGATACAGCATTCGAGAAATGCCAGACGGAACCTGGGCCGTTATTGATAAAGTGACGGAACAAGTAGCCGAGCTCGGCGGTAACGTTCAAACCGGGTTTGAGCAGTGGCAGGCCAACTATACCGCTGGCCTAGTCAACCATCTCTATGCGGAGGGCCACAGCGTATTGCTGCAGTGATTGTCGTTGGCTGCAACTAATTCGGTTTCGCGATACGCTTCGATGAACGCTTGCGCTTGCTCGGCATTGATTGCATTGCCGTAACCGCGCAATCGTCCCACTCTGGCGGCAGACCCATGAGCCAGCGGGAATGTGCCGGGTTCAACTGGCCGCCACTTTCCATCCCGGCAAAAGAGCCAGTCAGCATCTGACCAGTGGCCGTTAGTCGGGCCGGGCCTGCCATTGCTGCTGCGTGGTTCAGTGTGACGTTCTTTGTTTTGAAGTTCGGTGATGGGTGGCGCAATGCGTCCGTCGTTGTCGTTGTCGGCCAACCTGCCAGTGGCACGGTGTCCTCCAACCTTCCTCTCGGTCCATTCTGACGATCGGCGTTCCCGTACCCCTCCGGATTGCCCCCACATCTCGCCGTCGGCCATCCAGTCAGCCACGCCACTCGCCCCAACAATGCGTTCAGCGGAACGTTCTGACACTCCCCTCCGTCCTTGTGATCGCGTGTCGTCGGCGTGGGCCACCCAATAGAGGCGCTGTCTGATGTGCGGCGCACCGAAGCCCGCAGCGCAGGTATCGACCGCCCCGCTGGCGTAGCCCGATCCTTCCAGGTCAGCTTGTACAAGGTCGAGCCAGCCGAGTCCGTCCTTGCTCGCAACTTGCTCGCCAAAGACGACTGCAGGTCGGCAGTTTTGAATAAGCCAGTGGAAGTGCGGCCATAGGTGCCGCTCGTCAGCAAACCCATCTCCTTTGCCTGCCGCGCTGAAAGGTTGGCAGGGACATGAACCTGTCCAGACAGGACGGTCGTCGTGCCATCCTGCTCGACGCAATGCGTAGGACCAGACGCCGATACCGGCAAAGAAGTGACATTGTGTGTATCCGACGAGGTCGGCAGGTCGAATATCGACAATTGAACGCTCATCAACATCTCCCGGGGCTATGTGTCCTGCTTTGATCAGCTCGCGCAGCCAAGCGGCAGCTTTAGGATCGAATTCGTTGTAGTAGGCGGTCAAAACGGCGCCTCCTTCAGTGCTTCCCTCATCCCTCGCCCGCAAGCCTCCCACGCTGTTTTCACCAGAATGCGCGCTTCAAGCTCATCGCAGTCGGCGAGGTCGGTTTTCTGTATGGACTGCAAAAACTCCCCAACCGCCTCAACGCCGGTATCAAGGGCCCGCAGTTCGTAAGGGTCCATCCTGCGTCGGGAACGGATATGCTCGGCAATGTCTGCGCACTCCTTGCATAGCCAGCGGATCGGTTCCTTGCCCTCCTGCACCCCGAGTCCCACGGCGTGACGGAAGCAGACGTGACATTGATCTGGATGGCTCATGCTGCGTCACCGAAGAGGCTGGGCTGAGCTGACACATTGTCGTTCGCCGGTTGCGCTTTCGCGGCAACGACGGGCGCATCTGTAAATTCAACGCAAACGATCTCGCACATTGGAGAGACGCCTTTCCACTGATCGATGAAATAGGCAGTATCGACGCCGCAGCCTGCATCGAAATGCAGACCGGTCAACTCCTGAAACTTAACGGCTTTGCCACTGGTCTGACGCTCATAGCTATTCCGCCCGGAATAATTGAAGCCTGCCGACATTTGGGGAACGATGAACGTGCCGTAGTCCGCTAAATGTGACGCAATATCAATTACATGGAATTCGAAATCCTTGCCGCTGTATCTCGGAGAGTTTCTGGTCCGCTTGATATTTCCGAACGGAGGGTTGCTAATCGCAGTATCGAAGTGCCCCAGTCCCATATCGAGAACATCAAATACGTCAGCGTGAATCCATTCTGCTTCTGGCAGCAACTTTTTCCCGACCTCAAGATAATCGGCATTACGCTCGACGCAGGTAATTTGCGGCCTATTGTCGTTGAAACGGCTACGCTGCCAAATGGCGTAAGAGAGCATTCCAATCCCAGCACACAGGTCAATAATGCGACCGCCGCCAGCATCTATCGCAAAATCAAACGCCATATCGAATGGGGTGAAGAATGCACCAGCTGCGCCGTTTACGTGGTTCGCGCCCTCGTTCCAGTTGCGATATACGAATTCCTTATCATCTTCCGACAACTGTTCTTGCTGAAGGATAGCAACTGCTTGAGTGTGTGTTTTCGCCTGCGCCTTGGAGAGCTTCGCCATTAAGCCACCCTCCCCAGCAAATCCTGATTATCGTTTGCGGCAACATACTTATCAGACTCGTTGCCCCATGAAGACCAGCCCGGCCACGCCTGACGAGCGAAGAGCTCGAGATAAGGACCGTCAACCAGCCTCTCGATGCGTCCGTATTGCTCATCTGGCTTGCGGGAATGCTCGCGGCGCGGGGCCTTGATCAGGGAGCGCACGCCTTTCGATAGACGGCGAGGCTTACCGCGCTTGAACAGATGACAGATTTCGACTTCCTGCCGTGTCCAATAACCCATGCCCATGCGGCCTTTGTCCCAGACAAAAGCAACACTAACAGGCTTAAAGCCCCATGCGGCAGCCACCTCGATCGCAGCAGCCTGTAGATGTGAAACCGTCCACATGAACAACAAACAGTCGCGAGCACATACCTGTTCGACAGGCAGTGCTTTGATATCGTCAAGTGACATCACGCCGTAAGGCTGACGGCCTCGTGCCGGTGCGACGTCTTTTTTACCGTATGTTCTGAAAGACCATGGCGGGTCCGCAAGGACGCAGCCGAAAGGCCCGCTGGGTAGCGGTGCATGCATTCATTCTCTCCTCGTGTGTGGTAACCCGCCAGTTGGTGGCTGGCGGGTGTTGGTTAAAGGCTAGCTGTGCTGCCTTGCTGCACAGCATATGCCATGCGGGGTCATGAACTGCGGCTCTCCACATTCACTGCAACGCAACCCTGCACCGCCTTGCTGCACGGCTGCAATCGGGCGAATGAGCTCGGGGAACCAGTCGTCATAGGCGACGACGTCAATCATTGCCTCTTCCAACGAATACATTTCATTGATGTACGCGTCATAATTTGGCTCATACTCGTGCGGAGCCATCAGCCAAGCGTAGCTCACAACACCTTCTCCATGCAGGCTCGCACGACTTGCCGAAGCTCAAAGAAGTTGGACGCGTTATCTATGCCGTTCAACAGATATAGGCGATCCACTTGTTTCCTTGCCTCATCCAGCCCCATCCCTTGCTCTCGCAAGCGTTTGATGCTTGGCACATAATCCGCAGGATCTAGCTTACCCATCACCTAGCCACCCTTTCCTCGCGCACATTGAATCCCGGCACCTGACGCATACCGGCGCGTACCGTCTCCTCGGCCATGGCCTGCACAACAGCTTTGAAACGCTCCGGCGCGCGGCCATACGCCCAATCAAGCGCGACACCTTCATCAACCAGATCGCAGTGCCATACCGAGCGAAGGCCAGTGCCAGTCGTTGCCGCCTTGTCTTCGCGCTTCGCCCAGCGGTCAGCCTGTTTCGCTTCCTTGACCAGTTCCTCGGCCTGCTCGCGCGCTTCCAGATTGCCATTACTCGCCTGTATGGCTTCCTGCGCCTCGCGAATTACGCGATCGGCTTCCTCACGCGCTGCACGTGCCGCAGCTTCCTTTTCTGCTGCGACCTTATTGCGCCACGGGGTAAGAAGTCCTTGCAGCACTTCCTTGCCAAGCACGACCTTGCCCTTGCCTGAAGTCTTCGTGTTGCCGATCAGCTTGTTGTAGCGCGTCTGGATTTCGGCCTTGGCATCGTCGTGCGGTTTTGCCTCGTCCTTACGAACCTCGTCGGCGCGCTTTCCAGCCTCATGCAACTTGTCGTGCAGTTCGGTCACGGCGTCGGCGAGTGCCTGATTGTCGATGGCTTCGCCGTCCGCAAACAGTTTAGCTTCTCCGTACAGGTCTTCGATTTCCTGTTTGATCTCTTCATATGCGGAGGTCGGCGGGTTGTTGTCCCCCATGCCTCTGGCGGTGTAAGGATCGTAGTTATCAGCGTAGATATTCTTCATGTTTTCTCCTCGTGTGGTTGGCTGGTGAGGCCGGGTAATGCTCATTGTGGTGGGGTCGTCAGTCGGCGCAAGCCTCAAAATGGAATTTCGTCGTCTAGAAGCTCCGAAAGGCCAACAGACACATTGTCATTCGCAGGCTCCGGAACGTTGTCGTTATCTGCTACGTCTCCAGCCCGCACGTCTTTCACATTCCAGTATTTGCCGTTCGGCACGACGCTGATTTCGTCGGTGGTGAGCAACTCGCGCTGGCGCTCAAGCCACTCCATGACCGTCTTTGGAAACGGCCGCTGGCCTCCATGCTGCGTCCACCATCGATGCGCCTTAGTTTGCGCAAACCCGCTATGCTGTGGGCAGAGCCATTCATTGATCTGCGTATATCCTGCGATGTAGCTGCACTTGACCGAAGGCGGCTTGTCGCCCTTGCCTTCGTGAAAGTGAAACGTCCGGCCTGTTACCTTGCGCCATTCTGCTTCGGCGGTGCTGACAATCGGAACGTCAGCGGCTTGGCGGGTTAGCTTCTCGTCCTCGTTAGGAGGGAAGTCATATCCGCAACATGGGCATTTCATCAGCGAGATGTGCACCTTCTCACCGCAGCCAATCGCCCCATTGTCGTCTGGCACTGTCGGGCAGATCTTGATTGGCGGCTCCCCATTGCCAGCGCTTGGCGCTTTAGGCTCGACCATGTCGACAGGGCCGTGCCGATCGACAAGCTTCGCGAAATCCAGGACGAGGCAATTACGTTTAGGGCCTGCCGAGATAGCAGTAAGCCGCTCCTCAACCGTATCCAGTGGCGCACCAGCCTTGTAGAGCGGACGAGTGCCACGCCCAGCCATTTGGACGTACAAACTCAAAGACAGCGTCGGGCGCATAAATGCAATTAAATCAACACCCTTATGATTGAAACCTGTCGTAAGAACTGAATTGTTCGTCACACATTGAATGCGGTATGCTTTGAAGTCCTCAAGGATGCGGCGGCGTTCTTCCTTAGGAGTATCCCCCGTGACGGCCTCGCATGTAATGCCGCGAGATCTGAAGACGTCGCGCACGTCCAGCGCAGCCTTTACACCGGCGCAGAAACAAAGCCAGGAGCGACGATCAGCGCCCTTTGCTATGATCTCAGAAACCACAGCATCATTGAGGTCTGTTCGATTGATTGCCTCTTCCAGCGCGCGCTGTTTGTAGTCGCCGCCAAGCCGCCCGACGCCTTTAACGTCGTATTCTGTTGCTGTCGGCTTGCTCGTCAGTGGAGCAAGGAAGCCGTCGCGGATACCGTCAGCAACTCCGTAGGTGTAGACGATCTGATCAAACAGACGATCCGCGCCCTCATCCAAGCGACCGCTGTCGAGCCGATAAGGTGTGGCAGTCAGTCCGAGGATCTTCATGTCCGGGTTGATCTCGAGCAGCGCATCAATGAACTTGCGATACATCGTGTTGCTGTTGATCGGAATCAGGTGGCACTCGTCGACCATAAGGACGTCGACGTGACCGATTTTCTGCGCCTTGTTATGAACAGTCTGAATGCCGGCAAAAACGATCTGACTGCGCGCATCACGACGACCCAAACCAGCCGAATAGATGCCTGCAGGCGCAAACGGCCAGACGCCAAGCAATTCCAGATAATTCTGCTCGATCAGCTCCGCGACGTGGGTGACGACCATCACGCGCATATCAGGCCAGCCTTCAACGAGGCGCTGGATCAAAGACGCCATAACCAACGACTTGCCGCAGCCCGTCGCAAGATCAACAAGCGGATTGCCTGCCTCCTCTTGCCAATAGTCGAATACGGCGTCTATTGCTTCTGACTGGTAGTTTCGTAAGGTTAGCATGTTGGGGGCGTTACCTTGTCTGATAAAGAGAAAGCTGAAAAAGAAAACGAGCAGTTTTCTTCATCGATTTTGTACGTCGCAACGGTTGTATATGTCGGCGTATGCGCGATGGTATTTGGCGCCCTCTATTCAAAGATGCCGACCTTCGGCGAAGCATTCTTGGATCTTATGAAGAATTACGGAACGATCCTTGCTGGAATCCCAGTTCTCGTTGCTGTGGTCGTTGCAAAGCAACAGTTGGACGCTAATCGTCGGCAGCATGCGGCCAGCATTAGACGGTCGTTCAAAGAGCAGCTTGACGTTATGATAGCGGCCTCTGATTGGTGCAGCTCAATGCTATGCATGACATTCGATGAACAACTAGCCAACCGCGATCCTGACGTCGACGGGTTTAATATTGGCCCATTTGACGATACTTACATTGACAGGGCCACCAAGGTACTAGCCCCCGGGTTTGTTTATTCTTTTCAATCGTTAAATGGAACAATCCAGTCGTTTCACAAGCACTATTTTGGGCACGACGACGAGTTAGATTTACGTAATCGATATCGAATACTTCAACTTCAAGCACAGTCACTGAGAGACCGGTTAGACCATGAGTTTCGTGAGCTTTCCCAATACTGGTCCTAACCCTTAGCCCCATCCACCCACACCTCACCCGACTTCATCCTGTAAGTGATCGTCTCGGCATCCTCATCGACGTCGATCTGTTCGCCATTCACCATGCCCGGCAGATACAAGTGCGCCGGGCAGCCGTCACGCTGTTCGTCGATCGACAAAGGCTTTGCCCATCGTGCGCATGAGATATGGCAATCACCGCCGCTTTCAGGCTGAGCATGAAGGCAGGTTCGGCAGTTCACTCGTGGCTGTGCGTCGTGGTGACAGACCGCTTTGTGCTTGCAAAACATGCATCCGAAGAACTCCGGGTTTTCGCTAATTCTGCTTGGAGGCATGTCCGAAAACACGATGCGTTCGCAGCGCGCCACAAGTCGCAGGCAGAATTCCAGATCGTATTCGATGCGCTCGGAATAAAGGCTGTCGCTGTCCTTGCACGAGACGAGATAAAGGCATCGTGTCAGACCGAAGGCGTGCATTCCAAGCTGGCACTGCGCATAATGAAGCGGCTTTGCTTTCTGACAACCATCCTTAACAATCAGCGCGAAGCCATTGGCATTGCTCGATTTAAACTCTAGCAGATGCTCAGTCTTCGACGCTTCAGGCACATTCATTGCCTTCCCATCGCATTTGCCGCGCACGAACCCTGACACAAGCCGGATCTTGTCTTGCTGCCCGTGCACGTCGACGCCGATGCGCTCGAGATCAGCGACAAGCCGATCCTCTTCGATGTTACCCGTTGCAAACAAGCGTAGCTGTCGGCCGCTGTGGACTTCGTGGGCTGACGCCCATCGGAAACCATACCAAAGCGCCCTGTCGCATTCGGTGCCCGCCTCGCCCACGCTGATGCCCCACGAGTCCCAGGATTTCGCCTGGGCCTCGTAAGCAGCGTAGATCGCGCCGACGGTTGTCGATTGTGGTTTGGGGAGTGGAGCCATTACGATGGCTTCTCAACAGCGCGGTATTCGCACTCATAGGGTCTGGCTTCCAGAATTATACCGACAGAAACATACTGAGCTTTACGCTCAACTGTTTCAAGCCAGCGGCAATCCGATCTACCAACGCGCACAGGATGCCAAGCAAACCATTTATGCCACACGCACCATTTCTTGCGTTTCTCTTCCCGTAGCTCTTCTGGTGTTAGCCCGCAATTAAACTTCATTTCACCACCTAAACCCGCATCGGCATAAGTACGCACCTGTATCCCGGCCTACTTGCCGACGTGATCAGCGCAGGCGAACCGGAATCGGCCATCGACATCGTAACTTCATCCGCGCCAAACGCTGCCATGAGGTCGGTGACATATTGGCCGTTAAAACCGATCGTCAGCGGCTCGCTACTGAAGTTGACTTCCATCTCCTCAGTCGCATCGCCGCGATCTGGATTAGCAACGTTCAACGTCAGAGCATCCGAAGCGAATGATAAGCGCACAGCGCGCCCACGCTCGCTGGCGATAACTGATGTGCGGCCGACTGCTTCGCGCAGTGCTTTAGCCGACAGAGTAGCGACACGCTCCGAGGGCTTTGGAATAACGCGCTCGTAATCTGGATAAGTGCCGTCGACGAGTTTCGACACGATGACAGTCGAACCGACCTCGACCATCACCTTGTTTGATGACAGCGAAACCGACACGACTCCGGTGGGCAGCAATGACAGCAGCTTGTTCGGCAGAATAACGGGTGCAAACGTGGCTTCCTGCTCAATGCGTGTCGATGCAAGGCGATGTCCGTCTGTTGCCGTGGCAACAATCTGGCCGTCCTTCGCTTCCAAAAATACGCCGTTCAGGTAATAGCGGGTGTCTTCGTTACTGACAGCGAAGTTAACCGCACCAACAAGCGCGGCTAGATCGATGTCGATCGTCGTGTCGAAGCTTCCGCGATTGAAGGACGGGAAGTCCGCAGCTGGAAGCGTGTCGAGTTTGAAACGGCTCTTGCCAGATTTAACGACCAGATGATTGCCGTCGGCTTCCAAATTAACGTCACTCGTGGCGCGCTTGGCAATATCCAGAAGCAACTTACCCGCAACTGTGACAGTGCCTTCTTGGCTATCCAGAACCGGCAAACTGGTGCTGATTTCCAGATCGAGATTGGTGCCAGTGATGCTCAGCTGTCCTTTGTCCGCGGACAAAAGCACGTTGCCAAGAATCGGAATTGTCGTTCTGGCCTCAACTGCCTTTGTCACGGTCGACAAGGCGTGCGCAAGCTGCGCTCGGTCAAGCGTTACCCGCATGGGTTTTCTCCTCGTGTTGGTGGTGTCAGGCGCGGCTGGTGACCGCGCCATGGTTGGTGCGTTATCCGTGAAGGACGGCGCTATTCCATGACTGCATCATTGGTCGGTCGTCACTGATAATCTTGGTTTCGTACCAAACTTTCGGCACGGTTTGACGATCCAGCCAAGGCTCACCAATAGGTGGCAGTTTTGAAATTGCAGGCTGTGTTGCAAATGGCGCAATCACACCGCCCAGTTTCTTGCTGATAATAGCCCACTGTTCTTGGCTGGGGGCGCCTTCCTTAAAAGACGCGCTATAGCCTTCAAGCCATGCTTTAAACTCTGCTAGATTCATACTTCAACCTTCCGCGCCTTCAATGCTTCATCAGCAAGCAAACAAAGCGCCATTGCCATATCGGTATCGACTTGAACCTTGGGTTGTAGGTTCTGCCTCGCAATATTAGTCAGCCCGATCACTTCGCCGAGACCTCCGGTCGAAAGGTATTCTGTAGCTTCTTCAACGTTGTATTCGTAATTCATTCTTCCCTCACTCTTGCGGAGCCACCGGCGCGAAAGCACCGGCAGCTTGTTGGCGCTTACTTAGACCAGGGACGGCTGCCCGCAGCTTTTGCAGGCTGCGCAGGCTTGTTATTGTTTGCCGCTGCAAGACGGTTGTCGTTGGCAGGCCGCTGCGCTGCCGCCGCAGGCTGCTGAGCGTCAATGCTCGGCTCTGGCACGTTGCCTTCATCGGGGAAGAAGTAACGCTTTACTTCCATGCGCGCTGGATATTTCCCATCCTTGGAAGGTCGACCCAATCCAAGCTTCACGGTGTAGGTTCGGAAATGCAGTTCTTCAGTGTCGTCGATTTGGTCAATCCCACAGGCACGGCGGAGCGAAGCAAACTCGCGCTGACCAATTTCTTGCGCCGTAGGGTTCTTGTTCTCGAGATTGATGAAGCCAAAAAACTTGCGTCCTGAGACTTCTTCAGGAGCGAGCACGTTCGCCGTGTACTTGAGGCCGACGCCGGTTCTTGCGCCTTCGGGCCCGGTTTCAACAACGTCTGTAGCTTCGATCTCGAACTGCATGATACCCGCAGGCAGGTCTTCAAAGTCTTTCTGCGTGGTATCTACGTCACCTGCGACGTAGGTCTTACCTAGTGATGCCATGTGTTAGTTCCTCGTGTTGGTGATGTGGTTAAATAAGTCGCCCTTTTTGCCGAGCGAAAACTAGCGGATCTTTCGCCGCTTTATGCAGATTGCAAGCAGGACAGAGTACTTGCAGGTTAGATGGCCAATTAGATCCACCCAAAGCTAAGGGTACGATGTGATCAACATGCCGCTGCTCAATCTTTCGGACCGAAACTCCACATTCAGCGCATCTGTATTTTTGGCGCTTCAGTATGTTTGCTATGTCTTCGGCGATATGAGTACCTTCAGCCCCCCTCTTTCTTGAGCGCCTATTCCGATTAGATACCAGCCGAGAGTTTCTGGCCTGCTCAGGGTTTTTGTCTCTCCATCGCTTCGCTCTTGCTACGTTGTTCGCCGAGACATCTGGCTTTGCATTTGACTTACGCGCCAAATCTCGTTTCCGATCTGGATTTCGTAGCGCCCATGCTCGTACGCCTTGAAGTCTGCTCTCGGCTTCTTTTTCGGGATTATTGCTTTTCCAGTTGAGCCTATGGAGGTACTGGCATTCAGTACACTGACCCGTGCTAGCGTACCTTTTCGCAACGTGTCCACGAGTGCACGGAATTCCAGTGAAGAAGTGCCTTACACCTAGCGCCATTGCTTCCGCTTTGGATTTAGGCAGGCTTTTCAACTCGAACAGCAAGCCTATGCAGCTTCAGCTTTTTCTTCAGCCCAGAACTTTGCTAACTCAGCGTAGCCCTGACCTTTTCGGTAAACGATCGAGTCCGGCATAGAGAAGCGATTTTTCGCCACATAGCCCGCACCTTCGTTCAGATGAATATTACGCTCCTTGCCACCTTCCGCGTGCGCCACCTTCGTTTGGCGAGCGACCTCTTTCTCCTTGATGGACACGCGATAATTCATGAAGGCCACGATATCGACTTTTTCCCGGACGAGAGAATTGGCTCGTTTATGCAACTTTATCGTGTAGCGTGAGTATGGATCGGTGACTGGACTGTCGAACCGAATAATCTCAGGGTGGGCCAGCATCACGACGTGGATTCCAGTACGCGAGAGCGCTGAGACTGCAGACATCAGCTCGTGCCACTCGCTATCAGCCTCGACGTAACCACGCCCGAACCCAGGCTCTTCAATACTGCTTACTCCTAAGCGGGCACAGGTTGCCGCCCAGACAAGCGGTTCTAATCCGTCGACGCTGTCGATAATGACGGTGCGCCGATCATGTTCAACGGTCAGCAGTTCGCCGATGATGTTGAGCAGGTCTTCGAAGCTTTCAATCGTGCCTGGCGTTGCCATTTCAATATCAGACGGCGGACGCTCGCCTTCTGTGGCCAGATAGATCGGATCTGGAAACTCAGCAGCAAGGCTGGTCTTGCCGATACCGTCGACGCCATACAAAAGCATGACTGGCCGGTCGTTTCTCTTCGTCGATTTGAGGCTTGATAGGCTGATAGCCATAATTAACTCCTCGTGTGTGTTTGGTGGGGTGGTGGTGTGGCGGAGCGAACCCCGCCGAGTTTGCTTATCGCAGCTGCAGCATCGGCACCGAGCCGCCCGGTAACATCGTGGTTGGCAACTGGCCATTCCACTTCTCGGCTTGCGTCAGAGCCACAAGACCGGGATTTTCGCGCAGCGCATCGCCACGTGCCTTGATAGAAGCCGCTTCGGCGTCGCCTTTGATACGGATTGCTTCGGCTTCAGCATTGGATTGAGCACGCACAGCGTCCGCATTGGCCTTTGCCTGTGTCACAGTGATTTCGGCTTGAACCTTTTCGCGCTCGGCGTTTTGGCGAAGTTTCTGCACTTCGACTTCCGCAAGCATTCGCTGCTCAATGCTGGCTTCATAGACATCGGAAAAGTCGATGTTTTCGATCTGCACGCTGTCGATAATCACCGGACCTTTGACCGAATTTTGAACGGCTGTCGCAACCTCCATATTTAACCGCCCTCGTTCCTGAATGGCCTGCACAGCGGTAAACCTGCCAAAAACGGTCTTCAGATCTTCATTGACGCGCCGATCAACAAGACGAGCAAGCAAGCCATCCTCACCTCCATACGTGCCATAGACTTCAGTCACCTGATCTGCGGGAATGCGATAATTGACAGAAAGCGCAAGGATGGCTGACTGCTGATCTTTCGAATAAGCGGGCACTTCCTTGTAAATCTGAGCGCGTGACTGCACAGACACCTTCACAACCTCCTCAATCCAAGGCGTTTTAAAGCCAAGACCGGGCTGTGCAGAGCCAACAACCGCCCCGTTGCGCAACAGCACGCCTCTTTCGCCTTGGTCGATGGTGTACCAAGAGCCGAATACGACGGTGATAGTGACTAGAAGGGCCACAAAGCCCGCAAATAGTGCCGCGATGCCTCGCATTATTTTCTCCTCGTGTTTTTTGGTGGTGTGGTGTTTGCAACGATCTGCGCGACCCCGTAGGCGATGATTGCGCAAACGACGATCCCGCCTATTAGAGCTAAGGCGTTCATAGGATTTTCAGACCGACCATCATGGCCAGCAGGATGAGCGAGCCGATCAGCCAGACTGGAGCTTCCGTCGTCATTGTGGGGAACCGTGGGTAGGTCATGACGCACCCCACAAATAAAGCAGGCCGTAGAACGGCAACACTGCGTTCCAAAAAATCAATCCTGCCACGATCAGCAAGAACCCAAGGGTGAAGCCGGTCAAAGCCAGCGAACGCGCTATCTTACCGGTGCCATTGTCGGCTGGCGTGACGACGTTCACAACAGCACCCATGAGTAAAAGCCGATTGCCAGCGCAAGCGCTGCGACAACTGCCAGCCCCATGACAAAACGATCACCAAAGCCCAGCGTAGTTTCGCTAGACAAGATGCGGTCGTCTTCGACGACGTAGTCTTTGAAGGGCCGGTTGCTTGACGGCGCGGTCAAAGGCTGGCCTCATAAGCTGTGCGAGCCCATGCCGCTTCATGCACTGAACGAACAACTGCGTTAGCTGTTTCGCGGCGCTGGCGCTTACGTTCGCCACGACTGGTGCCATCAGCGAAGCGTCGAACTGCCTTCGAAGGGGTGCGAAACCCACGGCCGCCAGTCATCTGCGCCATCTCATTCATACGACGATCGTGGTGCATATGATCACGTGCTGGCATTCCTAGAAGTCGGTCTTCACCATATTCACGGCTCAAGACTCGCTGGAATGCATTCGGTCTATTTTGCATAATACCTCCTCATTCCCCGCCGCGATTGCAGCGGGGCTGGTTGGTTTATCGGTGGGATTTACTGGTTAGGCGGCGGCTTGCACGTCGTTGGCCTTGAGCACGATCGGCGCTTTCTTGCCCGTATCAACCCAGACGTAATCACCGTGACGTGCAATCTCGAAGCCGTACCCCTGATTTGTTTTCAGGAGGGTGGTTTTGATCGCATTGGTTACATCAACGGCATCGAATGAGAGCTTGAGCGTTAGTTCTGGTGAGTCCTGTTGCACGGCAACCGGTGCAGATGCCTTGACAGGCTCCTCAATCCATTCGGCGATGAGGTCAAAATCTGGCTCATTCTGGATGTAGATGGAACCATGTACTCCAGTTGACTGAAAAATCTTAATATAACCGACGCCAACCAATGCACCAGAAAAAGCATACCCCTCGCTTTCCGCAGCATTCATAGGCCCAACCTTACGGCCGTCACGCGTGCGGTAGTATTTGCCTGCTTCGATTTTGAGGGGAGCGAGTTGGATATGCTTCCACTTCACATACCAGCTGTCGCTCGCCATTCGATCCGAGTTAAATCGAACAAAGCAATCGTCATCTCCGCCATCTGCTATAACGACTTCCGCGACTTCACCCGCTCTGTACCAAGGAAGTGAGTCAGCAATAGTTTGTACCCGATCCCCGACCTCAAATGTCGGTATCGCAACCGGCAGAATTTCGAACTCTTCATTCGTCAAGTAGAACTGGTCACCAACATCATCGATAACCCAAACGCCACTATCAGCATCACTGCGAGCGGCCTCGTAAAGTTTGCCCGCACGAACGTCGATCTGCGTCACAAGGCTTCTAACCTTATCTCCAACTTTAAGTTTACCCATCAAGCTACTCCTCGTGTTTTGGTGTTTTTAGTGAGCTTCACGCCCTTGGTGAAATCGACCGGAATGACGTTGTCTTCTTCTGTTCCGACCTCAGAGCCGCCACCGCCGCCGCCATCACTGGCAGGTGGTTCGACTTCGAAGCGCGAAACTTCGATCGTCCCAAGGCCGGTGCCTGGTATCCAGAACCGCACCGTGAGGAACATGCAGCCATCTCGGTCGCCGATGATGATGCCCTTCCAGCCTGTCAGCTTGTGGGTCACAATTGAGCCGGGCAGATCCCAGCAGTCACCGCATTCGCAAGTCACGCCGCACCCCGCTTCGTTCTGCTGAACGACACAGGGACGTTAGAAACATACCGACCGTCTTTAAGGACGGCAGTGTCTCGGGCATGCAGCTTCTGCGCGGCTGTTCGATAAGGCTTGCGGTTCGTCGTGTCCCGCTCACCAGTCCGCGTGAATTTGGTTTGGTAAGCCTTGTGTGGCTCACGCAAGTTATGAGATTTCATTGATATTCCTCCAGTCAGGAGGTTGATCTGTGGCCTGCACATGCGGGCCAACGTGGCTCAGGCTGCGATTGCGCCCGGCTGTTCGTAATTGTCGTTCGCGGCTTCCAGCGCACGGATGCGTGGCATTGCGATATAACTGACGCAGTGATTGGCCGTGGACCATCCACCGTTCGAAACGCACCGCACGACAATGCGGTCGGCTGTAGGTTTTGGAATAGGACGACGCAGAATTGAAGCTACCGTCGATCTGGGCAAGCTAAGCGCATTTCCGATCTCTGTCGGGTTGGCGCCCACCTCGTGCATGCGATGCACTTCTTCTATGGTTTCATAATCTTTCATGATCTCCTCGTGTGTGGTGTTGGTTGACAAATGACTTTGGTGAAGCCATCTGTTGTCCTGCGCGGGGTGGTACTCGCGAAGGAACCCCCGGTGTAGAAGTGGCGCAAGCCCTCCTCGTGTAAGCCGGGGTATTACGAGGACGGCGGAGCAGCGGGTGGTGCCGGCTCACAACGCCGTCCTATAAATCTCTCGACATTCAGGAACGCCGAAAGCACCACTGACCCTATTAAGGTCAGCAGCGTCCCTATTGATCCTACGGCGGCGCCTCAACGAGAGCCGGTTCGCTTCTTTCGGCGGAATTGGTCATTTGCTCTCTCCTCAGTTTCAATTGCGCGTTAGCGCGGCTTCTATCTATTGAGTGCCGATATCCTTGGGTGGATGTTCTCTGGCATCATGAGGTAGGCCCTCCTTCGAACTGTCCAGCGTCTTTTGCGCCGGTTGATGACACCTATATATGACAGATTCGCATCCATGTCAACATGTGGTGACATTTTCGCACGTTACATTTTCACAACAATATGCGAAAAGCGCAACATGGACAAAGATTTCGCGCAGCGCCTTCGTTTGGCGCGTGACCTTAAAGAAATGAGCCAGGCTGACCTTGCCGCTCTTATTGGGCGAGACAAGTCGTCGATCAGTCTTTTGGAAAGCGGGAAGCGCGGGGCCAGTGTTGAATTTGTAGCCCGCCTTGCTCGTGCGCTGGATCTTAATGAGGATTGGCTTGCCTTCGGCAATGGCGAAATGACCGCGTCATCAGCTAAGCCGATTGCTGATACTTTTACACCTGCACCAATCCCGGGCGACCAGCTTGTAAGCCAAGAGCGCGGCCTGCCCGTTTACGCTGCAGCGAAGGGCGGCGATGGACACGTTATCATCACCTTTGATCCAATCAGCTATATGAAAATGCCTGCAGTACTGCAGGGCGTTAAAGGTGGATACGGCCTTCTATTGTCCGGGGAATCAATGGTTCCTGCCTATCGTCCGGGTGAAACCGCACTCGTGAACCCGAATTTGCCGCCGGTTCGCGATGAAGATGTAATTCTTTATCACACAAGCGCAATGGACGAGAACGAAGCTATCATCAAGCGACTCGTCGGCTTCAATGACCGCGAATGGATGCTGGAACAGTACAACCCGCATAAGGAATTCAAGGAATTTCGCGCGGATTGGCCAGTCTGTCACCGCGTCGTTGGCAAGTACAACACCCGCTAAAAGCTAGCCAATAGCTACTGCTTCAAGTGCGCTATCCGGGACACGCCCGATAGCGGCGATGATCTGCGTTTCATTGTTCCATCTATACAAAGCAAGGACGGCAGGCTTTTCGCATGCCAAGCGATGAGCCAATCTCAGCGCATGATCCTCTGTATCTACCTGGATCGGAGCATCAGGAATCACGCCCCATCTGCACGCAGTAAATCCTTGGACAACAAACAGCGGATACATGGCACCTCACACGCTTAACTCTTGAATTATGATTCCATCATAATCGGAACAATTCAAGAACATTCTTTACGCCTGGTTAACCCTGTGAATTCTGATGATGTGTTTTTGTCATCATCTATGTTGACATAGGATGACTGATACGCATATAAAGGTGACAGAACAGCACGAAGACAGCCTCACCAGCTTGATCTGCTGAACCAACCTAACACGAGGAGTGACCCAATGACGAACGCAAAAACCCCGAGAAGAAGATCGCCAGCACCTCGCATGAACGAAGTAATCGGCGGCGGATTCTTTGTATTCCGCCGCGGCAAACAAACCGGCCGCGTCAGCGTAGCCACTACCCTACCGTATGAACACGGGTCGTTTGAGCAAGCACTGGCTGAGGCAACACGCCTCGCCAAGCTCTACCCGGGCGAAACATACGAAGTTTTCCAGACAAGCGGCGCGATCGCTACCAGCAATGAGGCCTTGTTTGACGCACTGCCCGCCAGCGCAGAGCCTGCCGACGAAGCCATGGCGGAGGCTGCGTGATGGACCGCGCCCTGCTGGAAATGCTCGCCGACATGGAGCCCGACCTGCACACCGACGCTGCGCGTGCAGGCAGTGACGAGCCGATGCGGCGCCCTGATTACCGCGCAAAGAAGCACGCTCGCCCCATGCCTTGGATACGATACGCAGCGCGCGAAGCTGTCGAGATGACGGTTGTCATTGGTTTCTTTGTGACCATTGGCGCTGTTGGGCTCGGCGTCACATGATTTACCACGAAAGATAGCGACGGGGCGTAGCGCCCCCTCCCTCCAAAAACACTGTTCGAGGAATCGATTATGACACTTCGCCCATATCAGGCTGACGTGATTGATAGCGCGCGCAAAGCGTTGGAAAGATCAAGCAGCGTTGTAATTCAAATGCCAACAGGTGCCGGTAAAACCAAAGTAGCGACTTCTATGATCGCAGATCAGGAAGGCCCAGTCTGGTTTATTTGTCACCGTCAGGAAATCGAGCGCCAAGCTGCGTCTTCATTTGCTAAAGCCGGCATTGATTTTGGCGTAGTGTCGCCTCGCGCAGAACCAGATTACAGCAAGCCTGTCCAGATCGTTTCGCATGGCACATTAGCTCGTCGTATAAATGACTTGCCTCGCCCTTCGACCGTTTTTTGGGATGAGTGCCACCACCTTGCAGCTAAGTCTTGGTCGGCGATCCGTGAGCAACTTTCCGATGCAAAGCACATTGGTCTCACCGCTACGCCGGAGCGCCTTGACGGTAAGGGCCTGTCGAATTGGTTTGACGAGCTAACGGTTGGCCCATCGACACGCGAACTGATCGACGAAGGTTATCTTTCAGAGTTTAGGTATTTCGCGCCGTCTGATCCAGATTTGTCTGCCGCACGAATGCAAGCTGGCGATTACGCCAAAAAGGATTTGGCAGGCGTTATGAACACGCCAGTTTTGATTGGCGATGCCGTGCGAGAGTACAATGAAAAGGCTAGCGGCAAGCGCGCCCTGATCTTTGCAGCAAGCGTAGATATGAGCAAGGCATTGGTGGATCGGTTCAATGAAAGCGGCGTGCCAGCTCGTCACATAGACGGCACGACAAATTCAGATGAACGCGACAGTGCTGTTAACGCGCTGGCGTCAGGAGCAATTAAGGTCTTGTCGAACGTCGAAGTCTTTACCGAAGGCTTCGATTTGCCGGCGATTGACGCCGTCATCCTCATGCGCCCCACGAAATCACTTGCACTGTTTTTGCAGATGATCGGTCGCGTGCTGCGTAAAGCAGAAGGCAAAGACATGGCGATAGTGATCGACCATGCTGGACTCTGGATGGATCACGGCTGGTTCGATGCGCCTATTGAGTGGTCTCTCGATGGCGACGCTCGCAAGAGAAGATTGCAATCGATGGGCGACGGGCGTTTGCGTCGGTGCCCGGAGTGTAAAGAAGTTCGCGCCGAGCGGGCTAAAGTCTGCAAGTGCGGGTATGAGTTTCCAACTGGTCTAGAGATAGGCGAGTTTGATGGGCAATTGCGAGAATTAAGGGTGGTGGTGCCAGAGGGGTGCGTGACGCCAGCCGAGTTTAATAGAATGGCAAAGGAGGCGGTCGGTGCAGGAAATGTTCACAGGTGGTTAATAAATGGCCTGCCGAACATTAATAAATACCCAATAAAAAAAGAAGGCTTGGAGTGGGTGGCTAGTAACGTCAGGGTAATTGAACAAGGAAGTGAATCTCAGCATGCGTTCTCTAAACGCGTGGGGGTGGCTTCCGGAACAATTACCGATTGGATAAGGCGAGGCCTGCCCATTGATAAACACCGGGCGGTGGTAATCCAGCACGGATTGGATTGGGTAGCCATAAATGTGAGGGGGCTTCCTCCAGAAGGATATGAGATTATGTCTGACTTTGCCAGACGAATTGGCATCCACCCAGATAAACTGAAAGGTCCTATCCGGGCCGGCATGCCGTATGATAAAATTAAAGGCGTCCCAGTGGAGGACGCGACTAAATGGATGAGCACATATATCCCACTGCGTTCTAAATTACGCGTCCCAAAGGGATGTATTAGTAAAACCGAATTTGCGAAAATCCATGGCAAACATCTTACTAGTATCTATCACTGGATACAGCGTGGCCTGCCTCACGTTGATGGCTACCCAAAAGTAAAAGAAGGCGCCGAGTGGGTGAGAGTTAACGTAGCTCCACCAGACTGTGTCGTTCATGAAACGGCTAGAGCATTCGCCAATCGTCTCCGGAAGAAAGACCAAGGGTTCGTAAAGGACTACAGAGACAGAGGTATGCCATCCGACAAGTATGGACGACCTCACATCCAGCGCGGACTAGAATGGATTCGCGAAAATACAAACATGAAAATCCCACCGGAGGCATGGCCTACCGCTAACAATAACAGCCTGCCAACCAAGCAGGCCGCCTAACCACCCCGGTTGACCGCAACCGGCACCACCACCACACGAGGAGCACTTATTCATGTCTAACAGACAGACGCACATCCTTACCGTCGACGAGTTCATTGCTCAGGGCACCACAGCAGCAGCAATCCTTTCGATCGCACGTTGGTACCGCGTGAGCGACCCGACGACTGCCGCAACAATCAAAGACATTGCATATGATGTATCGCGCAAAACGGGCGAGAAGATCCGTATGCGCCGTGTGCGCCCGGCCAACGACAATCGCCGTCCTTTCAAGCGGAGGGCGGCGTGATGCGTACCACTGACAGCCGCGGCAACGGTATCGACACTGCCTTCCTCAACGCGTTGCGGCTAGGCCCGCAGCGCATATCCCTTGGAAGCACTGGCATTCCCCTGCCCGTTGCTCGCCGTCTGGCGGCAACAGGTCGGGCCATCGTCGTTGGTGATGAGGTGCGTTATGTTGGTGAGGTCCTGCGATGAATAATTATCCACAGGCCGGAAACGCGCAAGATCGAAAAGAGAACCAACCCGGCTCGAATCGGGAATTAGCCGCCCTGCCTTTCCTTACGGGGGCGAAGGTGGGCGAGAAGCCATATGTTGACTGCACCTGCACCAAAGTCCAGCAGGATGAGGCTTGCCCTGTCGGCTATCCATCTCTGTTGTGTGAAATCTGCGACGGCAAGGGTGTCGTGCCATACGTGAAGCTGGACGGCCCAGAACTGTGGGAAATCGTTTTTGGCATCGCGAATGAAGTTGCACACGAAATCACTGATGAGCAGTACACAAAAATCGCAGAAGCGATCAATTCGGTATTCATCGACCCCGTTACTACAGTTTCGACCCCATCCCCGCGTGCGCAGGCGTTGGAGGAAGCGGCTAAGATTGCAGAACAGTACGATCAAACCAACACGCTGACAGCGCCCAAAGAGATTGCAGCCGAAATACGCGCCATGGCTGGCTGCAAATCAGGTCAAAGCCATGGCCTTGAAGTCGCTGCAAAATGGCACGAAAGCGAGGCCGAATACTACGAGGCCCATCACGGAGATAAAGACGGTGTGCCATTCCCAATCGTTGCTGGTTGGCATCGTTTACATGCAAAGCGTATCCGCGCACTCTCGTCTCAGCCTGTAGCGGATGGCTGGTTGCCGATTGAGACAGCGCCGAAGGATGGGACGGTTATTGACCTTTGGTCGAGTGAGTTCGGCAGACAGCCGGATTGTTTCTGGGGAAAGCGTGAGCATCACTGTGGCGAAGCCGGTCAGTATTGCGATAGCGACTGGCACAGCGAGCCTGATGCTTGGATCGACAGCGCGCAGAACACCCAAACTTTCGATGACATAACCCACTGGCGTCCCCTCCCAGCCTCACCGGAGGTTTCGGGATGAGAGATCAAATCACATTAGGTTGGGGTGCGCCAACCTTCAAAGAACAGTTTCCAGAATTGCCCGATGATATTGCGGATCACTTCCAAAAGGACAGCGAAGCAATGCTGAGACTTCGTATCCGTGGATATGTCACAGACAGCCAGCGCAACGCCATCACTAAGAAACTTGTCAAGGAAATGTCCAAGGCAGTCATTAAAGCCACCCGCCCGACAGGAGGCAGCAACCATGGCGAATGAATTGGAACTGTTCGGCCTTCTAGTCTTTGGTCATGTGTTGGCGGATTACCCCTTGCAAGGTGACTTCATTGCTAAAGCAAAGAACCGTTTCTCGCCACTTGCTGGAACGCCTTGGTATCAAGCACTTGGTGCACATTCGGCCATTCACGCCGGTTTCGTCGGTATTATCACCGGCAGTCTGCTTCTCGCAATCTGCGAATTCATTCTGCACTGCCGGATTGATGACTACAAATGCTCCGGGAAAATTTCATTCAATCAGGATCAAGCCCTGCACATCGCCTGTAAGGCGTGGTGGACCGTGCTTGCAGTGTGGGTGCTGAAATGACATTGAAACCGTTTCTTGAAGATATGCTTTCCATGTCCACCGGGGCAGACGGGCACACCTTGCAAATACATTTCAGCCGTCCTGTGACGGTGGATGACCGTCTTGCGCTCATGGATGCTCATAACTATGCCGTCACCCGCCCCGCCGCGCCGGTAGATGGGTTGGAGGTCGTGTCTTATGAAGTGTTCTACGCGCCTACTCGCGAATGGACGAAAACAACCATCCCGAATTATTACCGAGATAATGACAATCTGGTCCGCGAACTCGTCACCCGCACGCAGGCCGAGGCCATCATTGCGGCGGAACGGGCGAACACCGAAACCGCCCTTGACCAACGTAACATGACAATCGCCGATCTGGCGCGGTTAGAAGCCGACAACGCGGCGCTGACTGCGCGGGTTAAGGAGTTGGAGGCGGAGAATACCGCTCTCGAAAAGCAGGCCTTGCGGGACCGCAGTCTAGCCAACGAAACGCATAGCGATGCAACTCTTTGGCAATTCTCCGTCGATATGGGCGACCATCCTTCATTACTCGTAAAGGTCTGGAGACAGCGCAAAGCCCTCGAAACCCAACTCGCGGCGGCAAGGAAGGCGTTAGAACCGTTTGCTGCCGTGCTTAATGATTATGATCCAGAGAACGAAGGCGATTTTACGCCGGGAACATTGGTGATCGGCAGTGTCACCAATTACGAAATCACACTTGGCGATCTTCGTGATGCCCGCGCCGCCTTGGAGGACAAGCCATGACCCTCATTGACAGACTATCCAAGCTGGACGGCCCTGAGATTTGCCCGGGATCATATTCTTTTCACGCCTACTGCCGATACGACAACCCGGATCATCACTTCAACGAGTTTCCCCACGAGCCTATAAGCGTCCAGACGCGAGGTGAAGCGCTGACGCAATTGCGCTCAATAGGATGGATTTTTCACCGTGACGGAACAGCGACATGCCCGAAGTGTGCCGCCATCTTGCGCGCAAAGGAGGCCAGCACATGAAACTTTCTCTGACGAATGAGAACAAGCTTATCGACATTCCTGAGCTTCTTAGCTTCGACATTGGTGATGAAGTCATCTGTGATGCAACGGATGATTTTGACCGCTTTGAAGGCGTTATTATCGGGATCGAATTGCGACGGGTTTACGGGTCTGATCGCCTAGAGCCATGCATAACCCTTCTGCACGACGGTTACATCACCGACGAATTCAAGCCGAGAGATTTGCGAAAGAAAGAGGCCAGCAATGCCGAGTAAGGAGCTCACGAACGAGGTTTCAACCTTTCTCCGAAACATATCGGTTTCGTCGGACAATGGCGGTTCCTATGATGAATACGAATGCAAGGAGAAGGCAGAAGAACTTCTCTCCATCATCCTCGCCGCTCTACAGGAGCCGTCGGAGCATATGCTGGCAGAAGCCATGTACCTCGATAGGCCGATCTACGTTTGGCGCGCCATGCTCGCCGCGTCCGCACTAGGGGAGCAGAGCGAATGAAGCTGACAGAGCGACAGCGCAAAATTCTATCGATGATAGGAAACTGCCACAGCGGTTGCGGCCTTAGTGTCGAGGCTGTTTCATGGGGGCCGGTTAAGCGTCTCATCCGAAAACAGGCAATTGTCAAAAGCGGATCAAGGCGCAGCGTGGTATTCTTCGAGATAACCCCTGCCGGTCGCCAAGCCCTGAAAGGCGGTTCAGGTTGAAAATGTCGCTCGTACAACTGGAACGGCACCTAAAAACTGCGGCTCGCCTTGTCGTTGATTACGGGACCGATGCAATACCGATTTTGGAGCGCGTCGAAAAAGAAATCGAAATAGCAAAATCCCAGAACGACGCAGTTAGCCGTGCGCAGGCAATCCTTCGTGGCGCCGCTTAATCCTTCCAGACGAACTTAATGGATTCCAGAAATGCTTGGCGCCGCTTCATCTCGGCGCCATCGCCATATGTGGGACGTCCAAATTCGTGCCCCATGAGGTCAGCTTGCATGCGATCAGAACAGTCCGCATTCTCAATGCGATCCTGAAACGTATGTCGTAGAGAATAAATAGTATGCCGAGTGGTCGGGCATAGTTTTTTGGAACGTAAATACTTATTGATTGCCGCAGATGCTGAATCTGCATTATCCGCATAACGTGGAAACCCGCCTTGCGCTTGCTTCATTGCCCAAAGAGCAACTCCGACCAGTGGAATCCTCCGAATGGAATATTCTGTTTTTTGACGACGGTCGGCTCGGTCAGCAACTTCAACATGCGGCACTTCATCGTTTACACGGATATCTTCAGGGCGGAGATTGCACACCTCCCCTAGCCTCATGCCAGTTTCCACCATTGTGTAGACGATGAACCGCGCATCATCGTTCATGCCATCAAGAATTCCTTCTTTCAGGATTTCATCCTGAACCCATGATGTTGAGAACGGAACGCGCTTTTCGAGCTTTGTGGCGTTTGTCTCTTTAATGCGTATATCGCTCCAGGCAGCTCGAAAGTTTGCCTGCATGGCATCATCTATTACCGACAGCATTCCTTTGATATCGCTGAAGCTTCGGTTCGCGCTGTAGGCCTTAAGACTCTCTTTTGTAATCTTGTCTGTCCACCATTGGCGGTAGCTCAGCACTTCAGCGCGAGAAACATCTTTCAAGTGAACATCTTTGAGAAGGTCTCCGAGATATTTCACAGCCCTCTGTCGAGATACTTTGTGTTTTTCAAGCTGCTTCGGTGACATCCCTACAAAAGCAGCCTGGTTGAAGTCTTCGTACATTTGCCAAATATCACTGATGCGAGGATTCGGATACTTCGCTAAACCCGCCACCGAAACGACAACGGTCGGTCGTGTCGAATAATTCTCTTCAATTGTAGTCATGCGCGAATGAAACTCGGCATGGTCCACCAATGGCGCCCAATCCGGAGCCGTCTTATACGCAAAGCCCAGCGACTGTGCGGTTCGCACAGCAGCCTCGTAGCGCTCCCATTCCGGGCGATTGTCATTTCCTGATGACATTGCAGCCCAAAGCCGCTCGGTCGCGTCATGAACGCCCTGAGCCTTTTCAAGCGCCTCTTTATGATTCTTGGTCTTGAGGCTTATTTTTACAAAAGTTCGTTTGTCGTGATTCGAAACTTCGATCGGCAC